TGATGTGCAATTATATTTTTGATGTAATTCTATAATAATATCTACTACACCTTTCTTTCCTATAATATCTCCTGTGTCTGGATTCTTAGAACCTATAGTAGGAATACTGCGATGTCTTTCATATTCTAAAACATATAATTCATTATTAGCGTCAATAGCAATAACAGTTATAACACTATAATCAGCATGCTTAGTATCAATATCTGTAGCAGGGTCACATCCAATAAATGTATTAACTGGTATATCGTCACCATCTTTTACAATATAGTTAGCCCCATCTTCGTTTTTAAAGTATCCATTCCAATATCTAATGTGTTCTCTTTTCCATATAGCATCTTCTTCAGATTGTACTTCCATCATATATTCTTGAAAGAATTTTTGAGGCATACCACTATCTGCATAGAATTTTTTCTTTTCTTGTAATTTATCTTTTGTAAAAAAAGACCCCCAAAGAGGGGTATCATTATCTAATAATGCCTTATATGTAATTACTTTCCAAGCAAACTCTTTATTTTCTTTTTGAGCTTTTGCATAATTGTTAAGAAGATTGTTAATAAAAGAATCATAATGTACAGGAGTGCCATTAACACGAAGACGACCAGTGTGAGGCTCAATAGCGGGATAGATAACAGCAGTAACAAGATTAGCATTCTTATCTCTTGCTTCCTGCGTGATTGTGTTTGCTTCATGCTCGAAGTCATCGAGTACGATGAGGTCATATCTTTTGTGTAATTTCGCTCCACCTCTGATTCCTGCGACATTGCTTTTACTAATAAGTTTACATCCATTGCTTAACTCTATATCTTCTTCTGTCCATTTTTTCCCCTTTAAATTTCCAAAATAATATTTTAATCTATCGTTAAATTCTAAGTGGTGTCTGATGTAATCCATATTACCTACACTTAATTTTTGTGTAGCAGATACCCAAGCATAAAAAAGAAAATCGTTTTTACAGAAAACAAAGTCTTTTAACATAGATGCTTTTGTTAAAACAGTTTTACCATGACCTCGTGGTATAATAATAGCACATTGCTTTACTTCTTTGTTATCTATAGAGTCTGCAACTTCGTAATGAAAGAATGGTGTTTCGCTTCGTAAAAAATCATCAGGTAAGAATAACTTACCAAAAGCTATTAAGTCTGTGTATGCAAGTTTTAGAGCTTCTTCAGCTTCGCTTACGTTCTGTGTATTTATATTTGCCATCTATAGTAAACTTCCATTGTTTATAACTTTGTGATTTACGACCTTGTTGATGATGTGAATGTTGATTCGGTCCTTTATTTGCTAATCCCCAATATGAAAGTATTGGTATTATAATTATTTCTGTTTCGATTTTTTCCATTGTTCTCTTTTATATTCTAAAAACTTAGCACCTTCATATGGATTAAAGATAGTAGTAATTAATCTATTATCATCATCTTCAAAGTAAGGGTCTATGATTGTAACTGGAGCATTAAAGATATTCTTATCATCTAACCCAAGTTTGTCTGCATAACTATCCATTATCTTAAATGATGCTACTTGCAATGCATGACTAATAAGTCCACTAGCTGCATCTTTTAATACTTGATAACCTGATACATGAGTATGCCCACAAGTAAGTATATGGTCTTTCCATCCCATTTGAGCTGCTTTTGCTACTCCATGAGCTGTATTCCACATTGAATTACCTTTAAACATATGTCTAGCATTTACTCGTATTTCTTTTCCATTAGGAAATATAAGATTAAGTCTTGCTCCCCATTGTTCATATACACCACTATGTTCTCTCATTATAAATTCTAGTGGGTCACCATCTCCACTCCATACATCATGATTACCTGCTACTAAGTATAACCAATCTACTTGATTAACAAAATGTTCTGTAAGTCTCCATGATTCTTTTGCAGATGTTGATTGTTGTCCATATAATGCTTGAAGTCTACCTACCCAATTGTTTTGTATATCTCCTAAGTTACCTCCAAATAATCCATCTGTTTTATTAACTAAATCGCATAATGAATATATTTCAGATAAGTCTGTACCATCATCATCTACATGAGGGTCACCAAAATGAAGTATTCCTATAGGCCCCATTTGATTAATTTTAATATTAATTAACTTTCTAGACTTTTTAGCTTTTAATTTTTGATTGTATTGTTTTTCTCTATGTTTTATTATTTCATCTATAGGTACAAAATCGACTGGTCTTTCTTCTGCTTGGAATGGAGATTTTTCAATAATTTTAGGATTAAGCATTTTTTTATTACAAGCCTTACAATGCCATCTTTGTCTTTTTTTACCTTTTGCCCAATACTGCCATCCATCTTTTTTTATATTCCTAGAACCGCATTTATCACATCCAACTATATTATTGTCTTCATCTTTTTGTATCATATTATTCCTCTTCTACTGATTTTAATTGTTTTGTTCTACCAGCTATTTGAACATCTTCAGACCCAAATCCTTGAAACATTCCAACTATACCAGTCTCTATTTGTTTAACATTAGTTCCAGATGTACCTACTATCTTTCCTAATTCTTTTGTTGATTGCAATATAATATTATCATCTTCACTATAATCAGCAAGATGTTTTAATTTTTCTAATATATACTCGTGGTCTATACCTAATCCTTTTGCAACGTCTAATACTGACTTTTCTATTTCTTTCATAACTCTTTCCTGTTTAAGTAATACAGCTGCTTTTTTACCAGCTTTGTTTTTTGACATTTCATTGTATGCTTTTTGATATGCTTTTACAGCTCCCATACCTACAACAACATTAGTAGCAAATTGTTTTTCTTTATTTGTTACCTTAGTACGTTCTTTTACTCGTTTACTTGTATCTTTAATTGTTTTACTAAACGTATACCTATTAGGATGTTGTGAAAAATCAGTATCCATTTTAACTGTATGCCTATTTAAAAAACTACCAACAACAGTTCTTACCCATCCATTAGCGTATTTATAGTTCTTTCTGTCGCCTGGGTGGTTTACGTTTTTACTTACTTTTAATAATTGTATAATTCTACCATCATCAGACTTTACCCAATCTCCTTCATTACCAGTTCTCCAATCATCATGTAATTCTTCACTAGGGCAATTTTCTTTAAACTCCTCATATGTATCATATACATAGTGAGGCACTCCTTTAATTGTCTGTTTCTCCAATTAAGTCTCCTATATTTACTTGATGTCCATTACGTTCTAATCTTTGTACTAATCTATCTATAAGGTCGTTTACCTCTTCAGGTATCATATAGACTCTATCATTAATTTGTATGGGATAATATGACTCAGACATGGTACGAAGAACGTCTTCTTGCTCATCTAAGGTTAATCTACTTAGTTCTTTATATTCTTCAGCCATTATGTTTTATCTTTCTACTACACATTATATTAATCCTTTACCCAACCACCGCCCAGAATCTAATACATAAGTCAAATCAATGTCAAGCGATGACCAAGTTGTTACCCAAAAAAATTGTAGGATTTTAAAATGTAACCTTTTTCCCATAGTATACCCCCTATACGGGGGATTTCGTAAATAGAATTTACGTTATTTTTGATTTGTATTTTATTTGATTAATAATAAATATAGGAGAATAATCATTATGAGTACGGAAGAATTGTACGAATATTATAAAGGCTTACTAGTCGATGCGCAAGTAGAGACAGGTAGCAGAATTATGACATCATCAACTAAGCGTGGATATAGCAGGTCATTTGGTGTATCTATTCCAAGCATTAATGATAGAGTTAGAGATTACAATGCTAGGTGTAGAGCTATTAATGATATGTGTCTTGAAGCAACTGGTAAGTCATTAATACATGAAGAAGAAGTTAAACCAATCACAATAAAACAGTAATAATTAGGGGATTAATTTCCCCTTTTTATTTATTTATTACATTATATTATATGTTTGTCCGAGTGTGTGTAGAGAGTGTGTCATATAGAGTGTTTATTACTATATATATACTACTTTTTGCATCACTTGGGCATACACTTTAAGATTTAAATAATTCGGAGAATGTAGAGTTAGGTCAGAACAGGCACACTAAGGTGTGAACCGATGGTGACTAGATTATGTTAATGATTGAACTACTCCCACATGGCTGGTGCTATGTATCGTAGAGATAGTAGTCTTAATTAATAATCTTGCTTGAAAGAATAGCTTTGCTCCCTTTACCCTCGTTTGAAGTCGAACAGAATACAGTATAGCCTAAAGATATAGGACTGTAATGCATTCTCCGATATAATTTTCACAATAAACCACATAATAAAAGGAGAATATATGCCAAAAGCTATATTTATGAGTATTAATGGTAACTGTCTCAAATTGTTTGTAGAAGATAAATATACAGATACTATTCAGTATGGTTATTCAGATTCTGAAGTAGAAAATGGTGATATTATATGGGTATCATTTGATGAACTTATAATATATACTATTAAATGGATTTCTGTTAATCCTGCTAAGAATTTGGTAACTACTAAATCATATGGTATATTTAATCAATAAGGAGGAACAATATGTTCACAATAAAAGACTTTGAAACAATGATACCTGATAAGATAGTAGGTGTCGATATGCATAATAAGAACACAGTTATATTTATAACTAGTGGTAAGATAAAGATAATGCATAAAAGGAGTAAACATGGAATCTCATAATCTAAGGTTTGATACTCCTGTACATCCTATCGAGCATAAGATAATGTTATTGCTTGGTATAAAAGGATATAGACGTAAGGACTTGCGCTTTAAAGATTGTTCTGATGGTAGAATCCTGCAACATGGATATTGGAACAACATTGAATGGGATGATATAATGTACGTTCAAGATAATTGTGCTGTTACGTTTAGTATAGTAAATTGGGAAGATGAAGACACAGGATTTCTTACAGGATACAAAATGCACTATTCAAGTTAATCTATTGGGGAGGCCACCAAGAAATTAACGCAAGTGTTTTTGGCAGTGATACACTTTCAAACGAAAACTGCCTTTTCTTTAATCAGAGAGCATAGTAGGTTGTAGCCGTAATTAAGATATCGCCCTACGTATTGTTACTCTAACAGGGTTTGCTCTGTACCTTGACACCTAAACAGAGCATATGGTATACAATATGATGTTAAATGGTTACAGAACCTCTGTTGACATCATTTGGGGTGGATAAAAACAACGTCATGTTTTGTTGGATTCCGCGATTCACACATTCACCCCATAAATTTTAATAGGGCAATGATAACGAGTTCTGTTCCCAAGTTCGAACTGATGTGTCTAATACGATGGGAGACACCTTTACTTCGTAGTTGCCCTATAATTTTAAATAACAATAAAGGAGAGATAATGTATTATAACACAACTAATGAAACTGGTAATGATTTAAAAGAATCACATCAGAAAGCAAAATCACAACAACAAAAGATACTTGATTACTTTAAAAAGAATAAGTCAGCGTCACCATCACAAGTAATGTTAGCATTGCCTGTTGGTACATTAATTACATCTGTACGTAGGTCTATAACAGACTTAACTAAAGAAGGACATCTAGAGAAAACACCTGATAAAAGAAAAGGTATCTATGGTAAACCAGAATATATCTGGAGACTTCATGCTTTAGAATTTATGAACAATAATAGTTAGGAGATAACATGGATAAAGATAAAGTATGTAAGATACTTGGAGACATGACTGCATTTGTAAGTTTGCAGCTACTTGCAGCACATGGATTTAGTGAGAGAAAATCACATCCTGATAAAGTTACATTTTCTGTAATGATGATGAGATTATCAAAAGAAATAGGTCTTGCTGAAGAAGAAGTAGTAGCAGTTACTACTTATGCACAGAACTATATTAATAGAAGAATAAATAACGAGGAGGAAGAATAATGTCATACGAAGTAACAAAAGAAGAGTTTGAAGAATATAAAAAGATACAAGCAGAAGGTAAGTATAATATGCTTAGTCCACAAGCAAGAGCAATGTCTACACTAGATAAAAACAAATGGTATCAATGCATAAGAAACTATAATAAACTAGAGGTAAAATATGGATAAACAAGTAGAAAAAGAGTTAGATAAAATCAGAAACCTATCAAATGAATTAAATATACAATACCAATCAATGATTGATTTGTGTAAAGATATTGAAAATCTTTTTGATGATTTGCAACAAGACTTATATAAACTAAGTGAGGAGATAAAATAATGGGAGCATTTGATAGAACAGACTTTGCATTAGGTAGATTTAAAAGCGCAAGAGAAGCATACGATAAATTAGTAGAAGAAGCAGAATATGAATACGGACATGATGGATATAATGGTACAATATCTACATCTGGTGGATTTAAAATGGTAAAAGAACATCCTAGATATGGAACAAAAAAGTTTTGGAAATTTGTAGATAATACAATGGATGGAACTAAATGGGATTTATGGAACTGTATAGAAATAAAAGGAGCAGTATTAAAAGCAATAAAAGAGAAAGAAGGTTACAAAGGTAAACGTAACATAAAAGCATTTTTCTTTTGGGGATTAGCAGCTTCATGAGTACGATATACTTTTGTAGTCTGTGCGAACAAAAATACATGGAACATAAAGAAGAAACTTATAGAAACATATATACTGAAAGAGTAGCTGATGGTGATAAAAGAGAAGTGACGCATAAAAATTGTAGAATATGTTCTAAGTTATTTGGTGATAGGTATGGTACAGTTACAGTAAATATTGGCTAACGCCGTCGTAGAGCAGGGGCTTTCAATTCCTTCGGGCCTCTGTTCTACATTATTCTGTTGTATGTAACCTAAGATATTGTTAAATTTAGAGAAAGGAGAGAGTATGAATATACATGAGATATATTTAAATTTTTTAAAGTATAAAAATGCAGAAAATGCTGAAGCAAGGAATGATGGTAAGTTTCATGCATCATCAGCAGGTAGTTGTTATCGTAAGCAAATGTACAGACTTGAAGATTATCCTCAAGATGATATGGATGATAATTCATATAAGATATTAAGACTTGGTACAGTTGTTCATAAAGATTTTGAAGATGCAATAACACATCATTTAGAAGAAAATGCAAAAGATATAACAAATAAAAAAATATCTATATTTTCAGAAAAAAAAGTAAATCTTGATAAATATAATGTAACAGGTACACTTGACATTGGTGAGTATATAGAAGAAGATGGTGTATTTAATCTTTATGACCTTAAAACTTCAGCTGCTTACAAGTGGTCTACTATGTTTGGTATAAAGAAAAACAGACAATCTACATTTGAGTTTGATAAGTATCGTATGCAATTAGCAACATATGGTATGGCAATAAAAGAAGAATTAGATGTAAAAGAACTAAATATGTTTTTAGTATTTTATAATAAGAATACTAGTATGATTAGAGAAGTAAAAGTATATGCAGATGAATGGATTGATAAAGCTACAGATTATTGGGATGAACTAAATAGTTTCTCTTATACTATGAAAAGTGGATTGTTTGAAGAAAAGCTAAGGCCCGGTTGGCAATTTGGTGTACCATATGAAGATTGGGAATGTAAGTATTGTAACTATAAAACAATATGTCCAAGTAAACTAAAATAAAGGAACAAAAATGAACGATATAATACAAATAGAAAATCTAGAAAGTATTGACCTTGTAAGGAAGGCAATAACTGATAAACATAAAAGTGTATCTAATATCAAAACTCCTAAACCATTTATTAAAAAGAAAATGGGTATGGAATATGTAGAATATTCTTATATGAGAGAGATTGCAGATAAAGAATTTCCAGGTTGGAGTTGGAAAGTTGTAAGTACAGAAGTCTTAGGCAGTGAAGCATATGTTGTGCATGGTAGACTAAAGTTTTATGACGAAGGTATCTGGAGAGAGTGTGATGTAACAGCATCTCATCGTATACAAAAGCAACGAGGTACAAATGACTTTGTTGACATTGGTAATGATGTTAAAGCAGCTAATACAGATGCAATTAAGAAAGCATTTAATATGTATATGAACATTGCAGATGATGTTTATCGTAATCAAGTAGATGATTTAGAATTATCTGATTTAGAAAAAAGTGATATACTAGTTCTTGCTTCAGAGATAAGTGAAGAGAAACTAGAGCAAATCAAAGAACTAATAGAAGATGATACTATCAATACTGCAAATTACAAAGCATCATTCGCTAAACTAGAGAGAGAAATAAAAGAGCAAAAGGAGAGTAAATGATTCCAGTTAAACAAAACAATGATAGTTTGTTACAAGAAAATGAACTATATACAATTGGATTAAGTGATGGGAGAGAACATCAAAGAGTGAAGTATCTTGGTAATAAATTATTAAATGGTAAACCTATGATGGTATTTACTAGCACAGACCAAAGACAAATCACAATAAATCCTTCATTCCATACATTCACAATAACAGAAAGAAAGAGAGGTCAATAATGCAAAGTGCAAAGAATATTGAAGTCTTAAAGAAGAAAGGTATACTTTCATCAGCTGCCGTTAAATCACTAGAAAAATCTGGTGGTGTAAGCAAACGTAAAAGTACACCTACATACATCTTTATAACAAAAGATAAGAAAGAAGTTACTCCAATGCTTTATATGAGAGGTGGTAAAAATACTACTCCTGATGAAAAGCAAACTAAGTTTGTTGAAGAATACAATAAACTTGTAACTAAATACGCAACACTAAAAAAAGATAAGGATAAATAATGCCAAAAGAAATAGACGCAATATACAACCCATCAGAAAGTAATAGTTGGTCACCAGTTGAAGAAGGTGAATACCCTGCTCATATTACAACTCTTGATACAAGAGAAGTAAATACTAAAGCAGGACCTGCTATTGTTGTCAATATGCAATA